TGAGCATAATTGTGCAACCCCAAGCTCGGCCAGGTACTGCGGTTAGGCCGAACCAAACAGCGTCTTCTATGCCTTGCCTCTCGCCATCAGACACAAACTCCATATCGCACTTGACGTACAAGTGGCGGGGTAGGTTAGCGGCGTGAGTCATTTATTTCCCCACAGCAATGTCAACAGCCCAAGGCCAATTGCCAGCACTCCTACCAATCGAATCTGATCGTCAATACTCATTTCCAAGCTGGTCCAGTAAACCAAGCCACCAACACCCAGCGCGTTCCCCATATTGGCGCACGCGCTCTATGTTCGATGTAGGACGGAAACCAGCAACCTGCACCTTGATCACGGATAAACTTGGCGTTGTCTAGGTCAGCCTTAACCTGCAATCCTCCACCAAGATACTCGTTAGGTTCAGATAGATTGACGACAGCCGTCAACTTGCGATCAGATCCAGTAAACGTATCCCAATGCCACCAGAACTGTTGGAGTGGATTGTACTTTAGGATCTGCAACTGTTGTACGCCAGTAATATCAAACCTCCAATGCTCTGCGTTGATGGCATCGGTCAACTCCCGCATAATGTTATAGATCCAGTTATTATGCTTGGCGTATGGTATCCAGCATGAACTGCAACTCCTAGCAAACGACCTGCGAGTAGTGCCATCCTTCTTCAATACAGTCGCACGCTTCATCCCGATCACTTCAGCATCTTGGCGTAGCATCTCGCACTGCGTCTTGGTTAGCACATACCGATCTACCGCTGCCGTTAAAACCTTCTGCTTAAACTCGCTCATTTGATTTCCTCCATCATTTCCAGCAACGCTTTGTTGAGTGCGTATTCAAAGCAAGCCACCTTATCTTTTACGATGTGCTGACGGCCAGCCTCGGCCATAGCATTGAACAAATCATCTTCTACATCGACAAGAATCTTGACGGCATCGTAATCCTCAACCTTGACGAGTTTAATACTTCTTCTTGTTTTTCTTTTCCTCATTTGTCCAGTTCCTTTTTTATTATTTCGATTAACTTGAAGATCAAGTAACCTGCGCAATAGAGTGCCGACAAAGTTAGGGATGTGTAAAGGATAAAAGCAGAAATAACCCAAACGATGCCAGCAAGATCAAGTAGGCAGAACATAGTCGTTTTCCTTTAGTTTCCGTAGTAACGTGCGGTTATCTATCTGCACCCCGCTGGCTCTGCACCACCACGAAACAACCCCCGTCTTAAAGTCACGCAACAGCTTCTGCACCTCGTGCGAGTTCTTATACTCCAAGGCATCGTTGAGTGGCACACCTTGGTGATCCTTAATGATCTTCATGCCCTTAACCATCCCTCGCTTGCGTAGCATCCGTAGATCGCGGATAGCTTGGAGCGCAACCTCACCAGCCAACTGCTGCAACCTGTCATCGTAATCACCACGACAAAGCTGCGTGGACCTCACCGACCCAGCTCCACCAGCTTCGCTTCGTCAGCTTGAATCTGGTTAGCCAACTTAACCAGATCGTTTGACTGCCCAGCGTAATGAATAATCATCGCATCCTTGTGGCGGTCTAACCCAAAGTGTGACTCCACGCTGGTCATGCAGTTGAATGACGGGTCAAGTTCGGTCAGCGGAATGTTCCATAGGTGCGCCATCACGTTGAGCCAGGTCTGTTCGGCAAAGTGATTTGGGTGTAGGCCGATTGGCGGCATTGATAATATACCAACAACCTTGGTATGAACTACGAACACGCCAGTATTGACGTAAAACTTAGGCTCAATTACTCCGCCAAATGCACCCGCCAGCTTTACCATATCTGGCTTGCGATCAAGATAAGCCCCCTCGTCAAAGGCGCAGAACACACCAGCGTCATCTCCCAAGTTTGGGCAATCGTTTGCAATCAGAACATCAGCGTCAACGAATGTGACCTGCTCGTAGTTCTTCGTTGCCATGATATTTCCAATCGCAGACTTGGAATACTGCATCGGGTGGGTGAGAGGCTTGTCAATTAGAATGAAGTCAACGCTGTGACGCTTGCAGTATGCCTCCATGCGCGGCCTAGTCAGATCAATGATTTTCTTCCACTCTTCACCGAACGATTGTGTTACTAAGGCTTGTTTCATTTTACGTCCTTCCATATTTTGCCGTGTTCATCCAGTGCAGATGACCAGATCATCATTCGATTGTAGAAACCGTATCCGTGGCCTAATCGCATCAGCGTTAAGCTTGTGATATTGCCAATGTGATAACAGATCCAAGACAGGGCGAGTTTCATTCCTTTGGATACTTATTGTTTCCTTCGTTATCGCAGAACTTCTGGAACGATTCTTCAGTTTCTGACTCATCGCTGTTGCTTGATTTATCTCCGTAGTTTGAATAAAGCCAAGGACGAGGCTTGCTAAAAAACTCATCCCAATCTTTGTCTATTTCTTCTTGGTTCATAATCTTGGTACTTCTTTCTTTATTTGTGCTAACACGAACAGCGAGCGTACCAGCGCACGCTCAAGATGGTCAATACTTGTTTCGCCATTATTGTCTGGACAAGGTGTGGACTTGTGCAGTTGCATCTGCGCCGTGGCTAGATGGCGGATTGCTCTGGCTATGTGGTAATCGTGCGTAGGCCGATCCTTAACCAACCAATCTCCGTATGCCGATTTATCCGATCCTTTGCCCATAACACGCCACACAATCTCCTGCGCAGCATTACCCATCTCTTGGATAGTAGGTGCGGTCATTTGGCAAGATTCCTATAGAATTGATCCAGCAATCCTTCGAGCCATAAGACATCGGCTGGGTCGATCATAACTTCATCCCAGGAGGCGTGTAGCCCTTAACCCAAGCCCACACTTTCTGCATAGCGCAGAAGGCGATTCCAGCTTGGTAGAGTTCGTCTTCGTCCCACTGATGATGCTCTATGTATTCTGGATCATTGGATGCCAGAACAACTGACACGCAGGCGCACTTCGGATTCTCGCTTGCATTCCTATATGCCCAAAGTTGCTGCGCATCGGTTGGATAGAATGGAGGCGTGTTATACTTCTTGTTGACCTTTCGGTTCTTCAGATCAATTACAGCATCTCCAATTCCCTTTAATCTGACGTAGGCATCACATCTGCCAGCGTAACCAGGACCGACCAAGGACCTTTCGCACCAGTGCGTTTTCTCGACATTTTCACTTGCCCATTTTCTAAAGGTTTCGATGTAAGGTTTAAGGACTTCATCTGTGGAGCAACTACGTCCCAAAAGGATATTTTCCATTTCGGTATGAACTGCCGTGCCGTGCTCTGCGGCTTTCTTGGTTTGCGCCTTGCTGTCCTCAACGACCCTTCTTGCGTATTCTTCGAGTGTTTCATTTTCCTCCTTTGGTAGGGTAAGCGCAGACTCTACGGCGGTGGAAATTTTCCATGCTGTGAGTTGTGGCTTCTCCAAAATTGACTGCACGCTGGTAACGCTAGGAAGCAAACCCATCTTTCTAGCGTCAGCAACAGTAGTGTTTCGTTCCTTGCCATTCTTGCCGATAATAACGTGGGCAGATCGCCCCTCGGCATCATACCAGTGGCCGCTGCTTTCAACAGTGACCAACCTGGAACTAGCCGAGGAGCTATCCCACTTACTTGTAATAGTAAGTGCCATACAACCTAGAACGGCACTTGGTTGCCGTCTGCGTCAAGCTCGACCTTAGTGGCCGTGGACTTTCCAGCAGCGGTAGCAAACTCTTTGGATGCGCGAATCTTCTCTTGCAACCATTCTGGCATATCGCTGAACTGACCAGCCTCACCCTGCTCAATCTCGTAATAGAGTTGATCGTTGGTGGTGGTAGCTGGTGCTTTCATTCCTTTCGGAAGTTTAGATGCACCTGCGATTGCACAGTATTGCCGACCCTGCTGGCTGGTCTTGTGGATCAGCGTGAGCATAGCTGGCTTGCCAAGTAGGTTCTTCAAGCTGAAAGCTTGGAGTTCCTTGGAGGTGAAGGTCTGACCGCGCCACTGCTCAAGCAACTTCCGCAAGCTTGCTTTCTCGCCAAGGCTGCGGGTCTGCTCAATGGAAACGACCATAGGCTTTTGAACTGTGGTGCGTTTGCCATTCTCCTCGACCTCAAACTCATCAGTCTGATCGGGCAACTCAAAGGTCAAGCGGACTTTTGGAGTCCACTTCTCTTGGTTATCCCAATTCGTCTTCTGGTGGCCTAGATCGACTAGGCTGTAGAGAACGCCTACGGTTGCGCCAGCTTCGGGCAACTTGCGTTCTTGTTTAGCTGATTCACTTAATGTCAATGCCATTGTAGTATCTCCTTTATTTATTTATTTGGGTTGTTTATGTTGGGGGTAAGTTCGTCAAAAGCTGGTGACTTAACGTAGTAGCCTTGGGCAATCGTTGCGGTCTTTGCATACTCGATGGTGACATTGGCGGGTGCTATCTGTCGAGCTAATTCGCACACGCTGTCGGCGGTTAGTATGACCAGCCACTCTTTGCGACCATTACGCCTAAAGAATACCGCTGGGATCTTGCCTGCTGGACAATCCCGCTTGGATTGCTCCATCCACTCTTCGGGTTTGAGTGCTTGGCAACGCTTGCCTTCAATGTGGAAAGGGAAGTTCTCGCAGACTACATCACCGCTACCACCCTCTGGATTGCCTGCGTATTGCTGGGTGCGTCTGGCCTTCTGCCAACCTTGTTCGCGCAGGTAGTTCGCTAATTCTCGCTCACCCGCTGCACCCTTTGCCCTGCTATTGATTTTGCCCATTGGTTGGGTTTAGCCAACCACCCAAGGTCGAGTTGCTATTTAGTTCCGCCAAGTCTTATTAGCGTGGCTAATATCTTCATTAAATCTTCTAATCATTGCCATCATAGTCAGTTTTTCTACGATCTTCTTGTTCTTCTTGACCCAAGCCACGGCCTCATCAAAGGATTCTGCGTCCTTCAACCCAGCCTCAAACTTAGCCCACGCCTCTTTCTCGTTCACAAATTCTGAAATACCCGCCAGTTCTGACCTGTCGATGGGCAAAGTTTAGTTGTTATGCTTTTACACTTGGCAATTGGCAATAGCCAGAAAAGATCATCGTTCATGCCCCAGCAGGCAACGTAATCTACACCACTGATCGCACGCTTGGGAATATTGAAGCCATTGCCACTAGAAGTGGTAAAACGATACTTGGTGCGCCCAGGTTCTATTGCTTGCGCAGTTTTAACTTGGATGCGAAAGAACTTGTTATTCTTCTCAGCCACTACATCGTACCCAGCAAAATCCTCGTAAGGCGTAAGAACGTTGTATCCACACCGCAACAATGCGCCAGTAACGCGAGCTACCCCAACTGCTCCAACTTGGCGCGATGATAATTTCATGCTTGACGGCTTTTGGTTTGTCCTAGAGACTTTTCCCAATGAAAGCAATAATAACTATAACACTGACGGCGATGCTGATGGCATCGGGGTTGGCTGAAGAACTCGATGATGTGTCTGGTGGAGTTTATGATTCTGGCTCGGCTGTGTTTAGTGGTGGCAAAGGATTGGCAATTACACAACACGGCTTGTTGGTTGAGGATGGGATTCTTACCCTAACTCCAAAAGGTACTATAGCTCGTTGTGGTGATGTTTATTATGGGAATGGTCAAATTATGACCAAAAGCAATTTTTTGTTTTATGGTTCACAAGGAATGAAAGTTCAAGACGGAAATTATTATGCTGGTAAATCTGGTTTGACATATATTTTCTCAAATAATGAATCGGAATAATTAACCTTGCCCAAATACTGATAATCTATTCCTAATCCTAGCCTCTAAGCCAGGAATGAATTTCTTTCGATTTGGATCAAGTTCTGCTTTCCGATACTCATCTTGCAATTGAGCATCGCTGGCCGCACGCATCAATGCCCTTGGCTCAACCTTGTTAATAGCTGCTAGAGTTTTAGGTCCAAGCCCACCATCCACAGCCACCTTCTGCCCTAGCGCATTTAATCCTTGCTGGATGTACTTCGTTGCGCCGCCCAGCCCACGATTAAACGCGAGATCCTGCGTGAACGGCTGGAGTGGTTGCGGGAGTTTCTCGACAAGTGGAGATGTATATCCTTGGATATACTCTGCGGCTGCTTTTGCTCTTTCTTGTGCTGGAAGCGATGAGATGACTTGGAACGCTTTTGGATGGTATCGGTCATTGATTCCAGCTACTTCATATTTTCCACCCATATCACCAGATGGCAACTTATAAACCGCTGGATAGCCTTGTGCATCCTTCCGAGCCTCCCAATCCACAGTTTGCATAGGTAATGGAAGTTGGCCTTGCTCTTGTGGCGAAGTTGTTGGTCTTGCATATTCACTCATAGGCTCAATGCTTGGTACTTGTTGTTGCTGTTGTTTCGGCGTAATTGCAGTTTGATCTAGTTCTCTGCGAATAGAGTCATCGCGCATTCTTGATTCTAAACCAGTTTGGCGAGAGGCCGATCCGCTAACGTCAAAGCGCGCCATTATCGTGAAATCCTTTTAGCAATTTCCTCTTTCTTTAGCTGTGCAGCAATTTCGGCAAGGTCTTCATCTTTGTCATTTCTTGCGATGGCGGTTAAGTTTGATATAGCCGCTGGAATTGCGCTAGTTGGTATTTCTGAATTTCTTGCAAGCCAACTCACAAACTTTGGATTTATGAATGCCCTACCAAGAGCATTACCTCCAAGAGCAACGGCTGCTATTCCAGTAACAATTCCATATTTTCCAGCACCAAGAGATCCAGCAGTAGCAAGATAGGTCATTGTCTGTGTTCCGCCAACAGCAGTTCCAGATGGATTTGCAAGCACGCGAGAACCTTCTCTAATCTTAGCAGCAGTCTCAGCAATTTTCTGCATATCACGCTGGTACTTGCTTCCAAATCTTCCAAATAGTGTAGTCCTAGCTTCTGGACTTAATCTATTCCAATTTGTTAAAAATCTTTCTGTGCTAAAAATATCTCCAGCCTCATCTTGTTGTCCTGGCAACGCCCTTCCCATTCTTGATATAAACGAAGAGGCAACAGCTTTTTGCTCTTGCTCTGGTATGCTTTGCATAACAGTGCGTAATCTGGTTGCCCCTATATCTGAGCCTTCAAATGCTGCTCTGAAAATCTTTTCTGGCTCGTTCTTATTTATGAAGCTTTGAAGCTTTTCCATTCTTGAATGCAATGCGCGTGTATATTTATTTGCTCTATTGAACGCATTTACAGCCTTCGGACCAGCCTCTTCTGCTGCTGCCCTCAAGTCTTCAGTTAGCGCACCATAAATCTTTTTATATTGCCCTTGCGAAACATTTGACATTAACTGAACCGAGCTAAGTTTCTCGCCAATCTTAGAACGTAATCCTTTTAGAGCCGAAAATGGAATATCTCCCTCTGCATTCAACAAGTCAGCCTCTAAGTCACCCTTGAGCGCGCCTATTTCTTGGCTCATTATAAGTTGATTTCTTGATAGTGCTGGCGCGCCCTCAATTGGCCTTGAAAGCTGTTCTAGCGCGGAGTATGTGTTGCTCGCCTTAACTGGCTTAACTTTTGGTATGACTGTATCTAAATTATTGTATAATCCGCTTTCAACTGATCTTGCTCTTGGAAGAAACACATCCTCAACGCCTCTCTGGATTCCAGCACCAGCAATAGTAGGTTCTTTTACTCTTGATAATTCTTCAGCAATTTGTTTTGTTTTAGCACCTATTTCTGCTTGCTGGCTTACAGCTTTTTCCCTCATCATAGAAACAGAACCTGGAAGTCTTCCAATCGTTGTTTCAAGACCTTGTATCACACCACTACCAGTTGCCTGCCCAGCAGATGGTGTTGTCCCAGCAGCCGCAAAAGACTCAATATTTCTCCGTATTTCTTCTTGAGTTGCTCTTGCCCTTCCAAGCTGACGCAATGATGCCTCACCAAGAGGTCCAGCACTTGGAATAATAGCACCAGCCAATCCAGCCGCCGCTTGACCAACTGGACCTGCCCCAGCTTGTTCTGCAAGGCTAGATCCTATTGCGCTAGTAATTCCAGATGCTGCCTGCATAGCTGGACGTTCTGTTAAAACTTGCCCCACTCCGCGCAATACTGGTGAAACAGCCTGCGTTGCCAATTTGCCAGCAGCCATTCCACCACCCATTCCAGTAGTTGCCTCGACAATATTAGAGCGCATCCTTTCACCAGCAGTTACTGGCCGTGGTAATCCAATATCTGTCTTTATCTCATCAAGAAGTTCCCCAAGAGGCTTTCCTCTTCCAGTTAATGATGAATATACCCTTGATCCAATATCTGTAAGAAGACCAGCCGTAGCACCAACCGCTGCTCCAGGGAGCGCACCAACCCCGCCGAGCGTTGCACCAATTCCAGCACCAGTAGCAGCACCAACTGTGATTGGGTTAATGGCTGCTCTTGCAGTAAGTCCAGTTTCTCTTGCTAGAGCCTCGCCAACTCCTTGTGGCTGTACGGCAGATTTGGCTTCAGAATAATCGCTGATTACTTGTTGAGCTATTCTGTCTTGTTCTTCCTCGGAGAGATTGTCTGGGACTTCAATCTTCCCTATATTCTCAATCTCAATGAAGGCCATTACTTAACTCGTATTACTTTTCCAGTCGCTGGATCAGTCGCATATTTACCAACTACTCCAGTTGCTCCTTTGGCGGCTTGGCTTGGTTGAGCAGTTCCAGCATCAGATCCAGCTCCAATTTGAAGCGACTGGGGAATATCAAATCCAGCCTCTTGATAGGCTTGTAATTTATCAAGATATTCTCTTCTGCGTTGCGATGAAAATGATTCAAGTCTTTGTTTGTAATCTCCAGTATAAGGATCTCCAATTTCTTGTAAAAATCTTTCTGCTTCAGATGGAGTTACCGCTGCTCCAGCGCGCGCCTTTAAAATTTGATTTCTCACGCCAGCATACGCTTGATTCATTGTCGTGAAATCTGGACTCATTCCCAAGTAAGACTTGCCAGCCTCAATCCGTCCAGAAATTGGACCATAAAGATTTTCGCTAGTTGTCTCAAGTGCCTTTGTTCCTAGTTGGACAAGGTTCTTGAACTCAACAAGATCCTCGGCTTGTTTGATTGGCAACTTCTTAAAGTTTTCTTTGGCATTCTTGAATTGAATGTCGCGCATTGCTCTTAATGCATCAGCACCGTATTTATCACCAGCTTGTTCTGCTTGGTCAATATCTTGATTGATTTTTGCCAATCTTTGTGCGCCCATTTGAGTTCTGCGCGTCATTACATCATTTACTTGTTCTTCTGGTATAACAGTTGGAATTGCACCAATTCCTTCAACTTGTCTAGTTCCTCCAAGTTCACCAGCCCTAGCGTAAGCAGCGGCTTTTTGACCAGTTGTTGCGTTTGGATCTTGCAAAACTTGCAGTGATGCATCTATGGCCTCACCACGCTTAATTGGGTCTTCTTTGTCTATTGCCAACTGTACGAGTCTTGACCTTAAGGCACGCTCTTGTGCCTCTGATTCTCGAAGCTTTTTAGTTTCTGGACCTTCAATATTAAAACTTAGTCCCATATTTATCTCCTATTTGCTGAATGAAAAGCTTGGAATGAATCCGCTAATACCAGAAGCAATTGCTCCAAAATTCTGCGCACCACTCGGCTGCCTAGAAATCGCACCAACCTGCGCTCCGTAGGTTTGCGAAGCATAATCCGCCAACGTATTATAAATGCTAGCCGCATTCTGCGCGCCAATAAACCCAGCGTTAGGATTAACATACGCATACGGGTTGGCGGCTGAAGGAGTGGTCTGGAAGCCACCAGTAGCTTGAGGAGCAGAGGCAGCAAGGTAGTTGTTAAGCATAGCCTGCTGTGTGCCTAGCCGCTGTGAGGCGAGGTTGTACAGCGTAGGACCGCTGGCAATAAAGCCTTGAGCCGCACCCAACCGAGATTGGGTAAGTGCGTTACGCAATCCAACGTCACGCGCAATTGCGTCTGACATACTTTGACCAGAAGCCAAGAATCCTTGGGCTGCACCAAGGCGAGCCTGTAGCCTTTGCTCGCCAGCCAATCCAGTTGTGACTGCTTCCTCTACGGCTGGAGCTACTCCAAAGATATTGCCCCTTGCAGTTTGTGCGGCTCTTGCAGCCTGCTGATATTGCCTCTGCTCTTCTGCACCAAGTTGTGAACCTAGCGCAACCTGACCAGCAATCCGTTGTTCAACATCACGCCTAAAGGCTTCTGTCTCTGGGCTGGTCGTTGCCTCAAGCGGAGTCTCGGCCATCGTCTGGTACTGCTTGGCAAGGCCACGGACGGTTGCTCCGATTGTTGGGTCAATCTGTTCAATTTGCGCTAGGGTGCGCTCCTCTGGAAGGCGGAAAGATTCTCGGACTTGAGCAATTGCTCCTGTCGCTTGTTCTCCAGATACTGGCTGATAGTTTTCGTAAAGATTCTTTGCCTCAAGAGTATCCTTTTGCGCTTCGGTTAAATCAGCAGTAAGGGAATCAATCTGTTTCTGGGTTTCCGCACGCCTTGGATCTGTAGTTGGAAGATCGGATAAGAATTGATTGGCTTGAGCAATTTGACTTTGCAGATCAGTCGTTGCGGCTGTTCCAAGGTCGTAGAGTTCTTTTGCCTTGTTTTTTCTGCCTGTGTTAATATCAGACAAAATTTGGTCATCGGTTACTTGAGAGTTTAACTTTCCAAACAATGCATCAGTTCCAAAAACCTTATTGGCTCGCAATGCCTCCAGTCCAGTATCAACCTTAGTCAAATCAGCAGCTCTTCCTCCAATGCCTTGTACAACATCGGAAAGTCCATATCGAGTAAATGATTCTTGGAAGCGGGGAGCTAAGTTCTTGGCATCAGTAGCAAGGCGTGTGATTGACTCTCTATCAATACGAAGTTTTGAATAGGCGGCATTCTTATCCTTATTAAGCCTCCACGCTGCATTTGCTGCCGCTTTTTCTGGAACAGTAAGAGCATTGTATTCTGGTGTTCCAGGTATGTTTCTGGCCTGTTCTGCCGTAATCCTTCTTTGAGCATCATAATTATTGATTGTCGTATCTACGTCATTGATCCTGTCAATAATGCTACGTTGATTTTCGCTGATGTTCTTACCAGCAAAGTCCCTTACTGTTCTGCCAAGTTTCTGTAAAGTTGCCTTATCTGCATCGTTTATGTTCTCAAGACCAACAGATATTGCAGCCTCAAAAGCTTTTGAATAATTATTAACAGCTTGTGTGAAGTTCGCTGGATATTGTGAGGCTCCCTCTATCTTGGGACGAGCATCCTCAAACCTTTGACCAGCCTTTGCAATGTCATATTTTAATACTTGCTGGGTTATGTTTTCTTGCTTGCCAGTAACAGGGTTTGGTCTTTGTCCTATAACCACTGTTCCAGAATATGCAAAATTTGCTGGGTCTAATTTGTATACATCCTTAATTAACTTCTCTTCTCCGCCAGCTACATTGAATTTACCCTTAGAGTCAACAAGCGACTCAACATCCTTAACTCCAAGTTCCTTGAACCTTGCAGCGTTATTGGCTTGATTTATGTCGTATCCAGACTTTGCAAACTTGGTATAATCCAATCCAAGCGACTTTACTGCGTATGCCTTATTGGCTAATTGTATGTTGTATGAAGCACCAGACTTAAATAAAGCTGGATCTAATCCTAGATTTGTTTGTAGATACTCTTTCCTTGCTCCAGCCAAATCTGCCTTATTTGCTGTCGTGACATAAGCTTCTGGATTCGCCAATTGTGGTAAATCCTTTTTAATTGCCGCAATGGCTGCAACTCTTGCCTTGTCTGCTGCCGCCTGCTGTGCCGCTGTTGCCATATTAGCCAACTCCTACTCTTGGCAGATTGCTCAAGTAATCAACATTGCCTATTCCCTGCGACTGCTGAACATTCTGCGGAACTGCTCCCATAGGCGATTGGCCATATAGGCGTGCAAACTGTAGGGCTGCCTGCTGGCCCAAGCCACGCTGGGTTGCGAAGGTTTCTGGAGCCATCTCAAACTGACGGCGCATAGCCTCAACAGATCGCTGTGGTCCAAGCTCACGCTCAACCTGTAGGCCAGCCTGGGCTGATCTCTGTAAATCCAATGCCGACATCTGGCGTTCTAGTTCACGCTGGCGAGGAGAATACTTCTCCCGCAACCTTTGTTCCAAAGCAGCAATTTCAGGCTGTTTCTGAATGTAGGTCTCAAGACTTGAGCGATAGAAAATATCGTTTGCCGTTGCCGCTTTCAGCGGATCGGGCGGAGGCGGAGGTGCAGGAATAGAAGGACCGCCACCCATTAGAGTAAAGCCTTTCGCATAAATGTCATATAGTCATAATCCTTTGGTTTACCAGCACGATTAAATGTGATCCGCTTGCGAGGACCAAAACGCTCCCATAGGAGCAACAGCAAGCATCGTAAGGATTTAGCACCTTTTGAGGAGATAGTCAAATCAACAAACACATTCTCACCATCCTCGCTATGCACATAATGGTCAGGCTTTTGCCCATCCTTGACGCACCTAGCCAGAGCTACCCCAGCAATACCATCCTCATCCCTAACAATCCCGACCATCCCCTGCTTCTCAAACCATCCGAACCAATCAGCTAGGTTAGGCCACATAGCCTCTGGAACACTGCTCTGCTCAATATACTCCACAGCCGTCATATATTCTTTTGCACCTCAATGGTGTCTGGGTTTGCGGCCAGCATAATTTGCTTAATCGAAAGCTTCCTAGCTGGAGCCTCCATCTTAAACTTCATATTACGCCACTTCTGATAAGACCTAAGACTATCAGCCCTAAAGTTGTAGGTCTGAGCCGAAAGCGTGGCTGGGAGCGTGAATGGTAGGGTTAATCCTCCTGGGGTCGATGTGTCAACATTTGTCCCAATTGTCACATACTGAGAATCGGTTTCCCGCTTCATCCCTATTGTGCATCCAGTAGCCGTGGAATAATAAAACTCCATTTCATAGTGCGACCCATACTTCTTTGAAATCCTATCGTCAAAATCGTAAGCCTTGGTCACAACGTAGGACGAATAGGAAGTTCCGTAGTCCTTAAATTCGGTATTGCCATCACCCTGCAAGTCTGGGTCAAGGTAATCGTAAAGATGCCCAACCTGCCCCGTAGGACTACCAATCGCAAGCTTTACGCAGTTTGTGGAGTACCCGCCAGAGAAGTTAGTCTTTGTCATTGCACTTGCGGCTATAGACCACAATCCCTCAAACGATCCAAACAGCGTGTTGTAAACAAGCACATAATTGCAGGTTGTCGAGTTGTCCAGAGGAAGAGCAAGATAATACCTGTTATTGTGGAACGCTGCATTGGCAGAGCTAATATAGCCCCTATTTATTCTTGCTATTACATTCTTGACCTGCTCGGTAAGAGTTGGGCCTACTGTATAAAAATCATCGGCTGCTGACCTTACAACGCTTCTTATTCCGTCATTAGACAGGAATAATACATCCTTGTTTGTAAAGATTGCAGACCCAGCGGCTTGACATCCAATCTTGTCGTTAATCAGCCTTACAGTCCAGCCAGCAGCAGTTGTTGCTGTGGGGTCGACAGTAACCAAGTAAATCTTGTTTGGCTTGAAAACTAGCAATTCAAAGTCAAAGAATGGCTGGATGGCAATAATGTCTTCGCCGTCATTGCCTCCGACAATAATTGTATTGGTTGTTTTCCATACTTCAGCATCAAGAATGTCTGACGCATAAAGCGTGTTTCGGTTTGCTCCAGTTCCTACGGCAAACAAGCGATTAGTAAACTGCCGAATGAGTCGAAGGCCAGATGGCGCGAGAGCAGAAACGCTCGCTGTGGCTGTCGCGCTAGATCCACCCCCGCCAGTAATTGTAACCGTAGGTGCTGAAGTATATCCCGAACCAGCGTTTGTCACGGTAATGGCAGAAACCTTATTTGACACAACTGTTGCAACCGCTGTAGCTGTCGTTCCGTAGGTTAGGCTGGGCGCGCTAATTGTTACTGTTGGTGTTGATGTATATCCTGTTCCATCATTTGTAACTGTAATAGAAAGAACGCTTGTTCCCTGCCTATGAACAGTTGTTCCATCCGTAAAATGAAGATTGCTCGCTCCGTCAGCATAATAAAGTTTGTTGTTAAACTGCGAAAAACTAACGCTTACAGCCCCGCTTGTTACAGTACCACCAGTTGTGGCAAAGCTTGTTGCACTTGTTGATTTAAATATTGTTCCGTTGCAGGCAACAACAATTTCTTCAATGTTTGGCGTATCAAAATAGTGCATCCCTTGAATTCCTGATCCACTTGATACGTTTGCAGATACTTGCTCAATCCCTTGCCTTGTCTGGAGGATTCCAGACGGGCTGATTGTCATATTGTAAATATCGCTGGCTTGGTTGTTGCCAATTAAGCTTGGAGAGATTCCAGAAGCTTGACCACCCTCAAAGCTGGAAGATCCAGCAATTGACAGTACATCGTCTGTTGTGTCTATGTAGTAAGGCATAACGCCTTCCTTTAAGCCGAGAACATTTCTTCTATTGTTAATTCACCTAAACTTTGAGG